CGTCTGCAGTTTGCATAGTATAGTTAGTTTCTAATTTATTTAGTCTCTCTACCAATCCAAAATATGCCCACGTTGCTAGTGATGCACCAGCAATCATACTAATCATATTTCTGAGTGGTAACGATACCTCTGTTTCATCACTTATCTTTGCCATTTATTATCTAAACTTTCTATCCGTTAGGTTCTGTCCAAGTCTCTGTAAATCCATAATCATCATCACTATCGGCAGTTGTTGGGTTCGGTGTAGTAGTCAATCTAGAGGTCACAGTTGATGACGTACCTGCTATAGCGGCATTGTCT